GTCGGTTTTATTTAAATTCAAATCTTAATTTTGCAATAGTAAAAGATTCTAGTACGTCTTTTATCGGCACACCTGTGAATGATGATACTTGCTTCGCTTTGGTAACGCGAGGAGCGTTTTCAGGATCCCTCAGGGTGTCCGGTCTGTCCCTGTAATACTGCGGTTTAGGGACAGGAACGATTCCATTGTCTTGTGCACGGCTAGCTGCTGTGAGTTGGCCGATGATTGTGTTTAGTCGTCGATAGTCTGGAGCAGCTGTACGGGCCACTGCCTCCTCCTTTAGTTTCTTTCCTTTCTTGGTGTTTGATGCAAATTTGCGGTAAGGGTCGTCCGTCGGTGCATCAGTGGCAGCCTTCCGGCTGCCCTCAGATGGTTTCGACGTTACGGTATCTTCCGCGGCATCGCCCCAGTTTCCTAAGGGGCGGGCTACAGGGGCCTCTCCGGGCAAGGTAGTCCAACCTTCATCACGCAATGTGATTTTCTCTTCTTGTGAGGAAATCATTTTATCAACAATGTCCTCAGGAATTACATTTTCAATGCCTGCTTCCAGTAACTCAAGAACAACCTCCTCAGGCGCATAGTGACCAATGCGGGCTGCCGTGGCAGGGTCCTGCATTAGGTTAACTATGACATCCTCGGCGGTCTCTCGACCCACTGCGAGCGTAATGGCTTCAAAAATGGTTGGTACTGCTCTCACCCCAAGAGTTCCCTCCAGTTTCGTGCCGGCGCCAAATGCATCGGCGAGTTCCTGCAAAACATCCTCCTCCAAAATGGCGAGGGCCTCGCGGATCCCGGCTACACCACGAATAGTGGCATCCGATAAAAATTCAACGGCACGGTTGCATGCTTCTACCAAGAAGTCGGCTATAGCATCATCGACCCATCCGCCAGCCAGGTAGAGGGCTCGATATTTGACTAATTTAAGTAATGTGTTTGTGTAAGGATTTAACTTAGGCCTTCCGGCCTTATCGTGATTCTTTTTGTTAAAGACTAACGCCTTATATAACCTCTGTCGGTCCAGAGAAGGGACGGTCATTATTTCGCCCGCCACCTCAAGTGTTGTGGCATCGTACCCTAGCAAATCCAACTTATATAACCCGGGTTTGGTTAATATCTCGGTGATGTCACTGGTTGACTCAAGGGTTACCTTTATACCGGCTCCAATAAAGCATCGGTATACCTCAAGTTCCAACTCCCATCCCGTCGAAGTTAGCTTTGCTATTGGACGACCCGCATCAAGCAATGGCCGGAGTTGCTCTAAACCACGGATCATTTTGGCCGTGTTGTAAAAAGCCGTCCCCACTGAGCCTGAGCCCATGCCATTGTTCTGCACTTGCTGGTTGAACAACAGGGCGGGTGCATCAACGACCAGACGGGGATTAACAGTTAGGAAATAATTCTCCCATTCCTGTGAAGTCCCCCCTTTCCAAAACTGGTCGAGGACCCGCATGTTATAATACAAAACGTCACCATTGGTGACACACGCCTCCATCTTTTCACCATCAATGGAAAACCAGTACATGCGTCCATCTATAAGTTGGGCCGCATATACGTTATCCGCAAAAGCAGACACCCAATACCCCTTCTCCAACAATTGTTCCTGCACCATTATTATCAACTTCATTAGTCCTCCATAGTAAGGTGTCCACCCAAGCAAGCTCCATACGTCGGGGTCATCCGACGCATTGATAGCGCCTGTATGGGAGTGCAACATTAATATGTGGGCTGGAAAGAAGGAGAATGAATTTGTTGCAAAAATGTTCCTTGTTTTTGTTAGGTATTGTTTTCGGGTGTAAACTTCGGCTTTGTTTTTCATCTTGTCGAGCATTATCCATTCATGGTCGCGAAAGAACTCTTCCTCTGTTTCGGAGGTCCCGGCGCGCTCAAGAATGTATTCTGCAAGGGCAATTTCAGACTCAATTACATCTTCTCTCGTTGTGCCGTCGGGCCACAGGGGCCCCGCATCTGAGCGGTGTTGTACTTTTACGAAATAGTCCATGTGTTCTTTAAATTCCTTCTCAAGAGCTAAAAAACTCGTGTGTTGCAATTTCATCCACTTTGGACGCTTTGGTAAAGGGAAACGTCGTGCCATTAATTTCGAATATTCATCGTAGTCGTTGGGGGCGCCTTGATTGTATCCATCGCGTACTTTTGGGATAAACCGTGGATCCAAAAAATTGTTCCACGGATCCTTCACCGCAAGGGAAACTTCTCTCACCGCCACAAAACGACCAACTTGTCCCTCGAGCGAGCCGCCGCCGTAAAAGTTATCATTCGCCACGGACAACATTTCGTTGTAAACACGTGGATGAATCTTCTTTTCGACGACTAACTCGGCGAGCAACCGGAACATGCTATGATCAGGGCCGTTGTAGTTGTAATTTGGTCTGAAATATGGTAATTCAGATGGGGGGTTGTGCACATCAGGCATCAACACACCGTCGACGTCTTCCAAAACGGGGTTCAACACGATTGATGAACCCGTTAGAGTACGTATACGGTTTTGGCGAAATAATAGTACTAATTCCTTACCGCTGGGATTCGTTTTGGGCGGATGGAATATTGATGGTTCCGGTAGGCCCCCGACGACTTTATCCAGTCTAGTAAGTTGTTCCCTAAGAATGCCGGCGTTACGAGCTTTCTTCAATGCTATAAGTTCCGATAATCCGATCCCATGCCCGGATGATTCGTCATAGTATAAAACCAAGTCTTCAGCTACGCCGGTTTTCTTAAGTGTACGTTTGTTTTCCATTGTTGTGTTTTTGAGAGATGTGCGGCCAGGAAGCCGGTCCCGGCCCCCCTCC